CTAAAGATACAGCGGACGAACTTATCAGTTGTTCGTCAATATCAATCATCAAAGAACTCTTGTGAGACTATTCGTAATGAAGCGGTACTAAACGACATTATCACTTTCAAAGACATCATGGCTGTCCAACCATGAATACCTCTAGTTTCCTCTGTATCCAGCCCCTCAGCTAGCTCAACCATCGCAGCATCCACTATAAAATGTCTACCTTCTGGCCACTGTAACGGACATAAAACTACATCCCAATCGACCAAGGCTTTAATTATTTCGAAGAGTATCTCATCGTATAAACAAATATCTAAGCCAGTAGTTACTGCCAATGTATACATTCGCTCAAACTCTGTAGCACTTGAATTCGCACGAATATTCACTGGACCACCACTAGGAAGCCAAGCTAATTCTGGCAAATCTCCTTCGCTAATAACTCTCTTTGGTGATGGCGGAGTATCAAATCTAATTCTATTCCGTTCCTTGATATATCTAATCAAGTTGGGATTACGGAGCAGCATCTCCCATAATCCGTTATACACCTGCTTTAAAGGATTATCTACCACGATTTTCCTTAGCGATTATATTATCGATATCTTTACGAGTTCGTTCTCGCATTACAGCTAACTCAGTAGTATTAGGTAATACTATAAGTTCTCTCTTTGGATTAGACCCCATACCTAATTGATGAAACGCACCAATACGAGCTGCTAACTTATTCCTATATGTAGGTGGCCCAGACTTTTGCAATACTACTCCTACAATTACTTTATCCTTAGCAGTTTTAACATCCATGGATTTATACAAAGTACCTGATTGATATAATATCCATCGAATTGGTGCTCTAAAACCGTATTTAACTTTCTCTTTTTTCTTCTTCTTAATAGTACTTTTAGCTAATTTCTGCCATATACCTCCACCCTTAACATGATTCATATATCTGCTGCGAAGCCACGCAAGATAATGCTTCGCAGCAGATTGTAACGTATCGGTTGGTTTCCTCTCTAATCGCTTGGTAAACTTCCAAGCGTTAGACAAGTCGATACGTAAAAATACTCTTGGTCTAGGCATTTATTCTTGGAACGTACTCTTGATTACAGCAGCTGGCCTTGTATTGATATACAAAGCATTGCTCTGCGTATGTAACTCTACGCCCTTATTGAACCGCAGTGGTTCCTGCTTAGCATAGATCAATTGACCAGGAGTATTAGCTGTCTCCATGAAATCCGCAGGTGCTACGATTTCTTGGAATAGACCAGATACTCCAGTTGGGAAGTAATACGCCACAGTATCAGCCAAGAATGTTAATGCATCAACAGCTCCTCTATAATTCAAGAAGAAGATGTTCTGATACATAAATCCATTAGCAGCTAGGCCGTACCACTCCGGGCCTATCAGCGACGCCCGTCGGAACTCGCCATTCTGCCACCTATCAAACGCATCTTTCACATCAGTATGTGCAATCATGCGATCGAAATAGGTATTACCGCAAACAGCTACAATCTGGCCAAACGTAGTGTTACCAAGCGCACCAGCGATTTGCCGAATTACATCAGTAGCGACTGATCTAATACTACCACTAGAGAAATCGAAGTCACTAGTATTTTGAGTAATACCAAATTCCTCAAAATAATCATAGACTTCTGTAGTACCATCAGAGTCTAGAACGATGCCCTTAAGAGCACCCATCCTATGCCATTCATGCGTAGCCTCGTGATCATCTCGCATCCCTACTAGCTGATCATTCACATAGCCTGCTACTGCTTCAAGCTCGCTCTCCGAACCGAACGCCCTAAGGTTCTGAATGTCATTAGCCATGACAGTCTGAAAATATGGAACGTGTGGTACCTCAAAGTTTCGAGCTTTACGCTTTGCAGCAGAAGATACAGCATTCTGCGAACCTCTAGCAGAGATTGGCAGCACAGATAATTTGCCCTGCCTCTCTTCTACCAGCGCAGTAGTCGTCCTAATAGACTTCTGCTCAAAAAGATTAAGGCTACCTAGTAGCCTAGGCTTGAACGGCGCTTTATTAATCGCCGTGGTCAATGAAATAGAGTTAAACGCACTATTGCTAAATACATCAATTGTAGCCATTCAACATTTCCTCCTATTCAACTTGGATAACAGTATTAGCGGCTTCGGTACGAACGACGAATCCGAGCGCTGCTAATGCAGTAGCGTAAGCGTCGACATCAATTGCTACACCTCGATTATCAAGTGCGGATAACTTATCCTTATTGATAATCGCAGGAGCTTTCTTTAGAATAAGATATGGATCAGCTGCATTAGTAACACCAGCTGCTGCCAATGCATTAATCTTATTTCCTTGAACAATCACCCCTGTAACATTTGCAATATCAGCTCCTAGCACTAATGTCCATGCCCCTGTCACTATCTTAACTGGTTGCCCGACAGGATCAAGATAAGCAGATGTGGATGCACCTGCTGGATTAGTAACTGTAGCAGATACCAAACAGTATTCTTGGCTCTCCATATGAAGTACCAAGTCACCAAACATTTTTTCTTCACTAAAGGCAGTAGATCGAACAGCCATAAATTCCTCCTATTCCACTTGGATAGCTGTATTAACTGCTTCAGCGCGGACTACAAATCCAGCAGCTTCTAAAGCAGTGACGTAAGTTGCAAGAGTAATCGCACCACCATGACTATCATTAGCTGCTAACCTATCCTTATTGATAATTGCAGGTGCTTTTATCAAAATAAGATATGGATCGGCTGGATTAGTTGCCGCTCCATCAAGTAAAGTAAACTTGCTCCCTTGAACAATTACACCTGTAGCTGTAGCAATATCCGCAGCTAATATTAATGTCCACACACCAGTATCTAAGATAACTGGTTGTCCTACAGGATCTACATTAGTTGAAGTATCCGCACCCACTGGATTAGCAATCTTAGCAGATACTAAACAGTATTCCTGGCTCTCCATGTGGAGGACCAAGTCACCAAACATCTTTTCTTCGCTAAAGGTAGTAGATCGAACAGCCATCATCTAACTCCTTTTGTCCTAGAAAGCATATTATTAACAAGGACATCAGCATCCTCATTATCTTTAACTACTTTCTGCAGCCCGGTCTTCTCAGAAAAGTTGATAACAGCAGTGTTCTGTTCTAATGCTGCTAACACTGAATCAAAACTATCTGTTACATTTCCATCAGCATCAACCACGTTTACAATTCTATCTCGATTTGTAAACTCTGCTTTCAATTTAGTAGCTACTGCTGGCACAATCTTACCAGATACTACTAAGTTATTAATCTCGCTCTCTCTAGCCTTTACTACCAAATTAACAACACCAGCTGGTATTGTTACTTTCTTCGGCAGTAAATTTGTAATATAACTAACGAGAGCAGCTTCTTCTTGACCTTCCTCACATGTAACGCCGAACTGGTCGAGTACTTCTTTCATCGGCATAGCATCATTCTCCCTTTCAACTTGTTTAACATGGTTTAGTATCATCTCTGGAACACAGAGATTATCAACAACTTCATTACGTTTATCCATTGGTATAACATCAGTAATGATACCCATGGATAAACACTCTTCAGCTGTCAAGTACTTACCTTCTTTCAACATTTTCCTCACCGTATCTTCGTTAGCATTCACTACTGATAATATAGTGCTAACCAAAGAATTCTCACAAGCTTCCAATGAAGCTGACTTCTGTTTAAGCTCTTCTGAGGTCATAGCATCAGAAGACTGCAAAGCAGGCATATGAAACATCATAAGGGCATTTTCTGCCATGAGTCTCTGGTCACCAGCTAATGCTATCACTGCACCAGCAGACATTGCATAGCTATTAACAATAGTAATAATGTGTTTACCACTGTTCCTAAGTCTTCCGAAACTATCTATCGCAAGCATGTAATCGCCGCCCTTCGACGTGATCTCACATACTAGTGTACCATCCTCTTTTCGTAACTCTATCTCATTCGAAATAGAGTCGACTATCTCCCCAATATTCAACACATTGTGTTCTTCTGTATATGAGGCTCGCATCCGTCTAACACATGATTCTTGTGTTGGATGTGTGCCAATCAGCACGCCCTCTTTCGTATACAAGCCCCATTTACGTCCGCTCTTCTTACAGATATATGGCATTACTCATTCTCCCATGAAACAGATTCAGGAGCGTTATACGCTGTCTTCTCTAATGGATCAGTTGTTGTCGCATGCACAAGCTTCAGCTGACCACGGTGTATCTGCTGCACATACATATCAAATATCATTCTCTGTCTTGATACTTGATCTGGCGCATCAGCTGTTACCACTTGTCGACCATCATACAACATCAAGCCAGCATACATTGCTGTCATTCTAATAATTGTCTTTGGATACGGTATTGTAAACGGTATAGTGTATGGCCCAAGCGTCAGTCTACTGTTCAGATAATCTGTAGCGTAATCAATAGCAGTAGTGATACGTGCATTAATAACATTGTAATCATTGTCATTATCTAAATCAGCCCACGCATTCGTATTAGTCTTTCCGTATACGAAATACACATCAGCAGCAACGCAGTAAACTGCCATTATAACACACCACCCTTACTAGGAATGCCTAGCTCTTTCCGCAGGATACCAGTATCAATACTTGATACTTCTTGAAGTAACGTATCAGGGTTCTGTATTATAAGTCTATATATCTCCCTTATTGTATTGAACTGCATATCAATAAGCGGAGCAGGAGCAATCCATACAGTACCTTTAGCCTCTTTACCGTAGTTATCTATTAATATCTTATCTATCGTCTGACAGTTGACCTGATCGCATATCATTCTATGTTTCGTATCAATGGTTCCTAATGCGATACTACCGTGTGACTCGGCTTCAGCTTTTGTACCATGTGTCCCTTCTAAAATAGATCGCTCAGGCAATCCAAATGCTCGCATCTTCAGATTGTCTAAATACTTCTGTCTATCGATGAATTGGGCCGCAGAGCTATCTTTAGCTGAGATCAATTCTATGCGCCACTTGCCTTGCAGCTCTTTCTCTATGGAATCATTAAGACCATCAACATGCTCACTTATCTCATCTGGAACAGCTATCCCACCCGAGCTTTCAAGGTTACTCAGTAAATTCTTAGCTATAGTAAAGTTGTCTGTTCTAACTCCTGCAAACAAAGTCTCACCCACTGGATAGTAGATAACCCATGAGGCTCCAGCTATCTTAGCATCATACCTACCAGCAGCTTTCTCTACGGCATCCCATTTTTCCTGAATACTATCAAGAGAATCAGAGACGCTTTCTCCATACCAATCTGTACCTTCTACTTCCAGATTGATATTCATAGCATACTTCTCAAAGACATACTCAGCTGTAGCGCCAGCCCCAATCTGTAACGGTTCATTAGCATAACCGGCAAATGCTCCCGTATTCTCGTAGATCAGGATAGTAGTATAATCTTGAAGCAAGGGTTTCCACTTCTTAATGCGAATTAGCCCATTGGTAAACTCGTATACTATCTCAAAGGGTGCCCATCCAAAATCTAGAGCACCAAATACAGCAGTCTGTAGAAACCAATCTCTGATTGGTTCAAGCATATCATGGATATGTTCCCTTGCACCTTCTGGTGCTCTATTGTTTTGTTTATAAGACCAAGGCGTATGAATAATAGGCGCAAGCACTGCCATCCTAGCCAGTCTGACCGTAGGATCAAGTCGTATAGTACGTATACGATTATAGGTTAATGCCGGTCGAAGACTAACATTCTCAGATAGCCTGCTATCATATGCCGGCATACTGAGTACTTGCGCAGCACTCTTTTCGCCGTTCCTCGGCTGATTGAGCCTTACCGATGGTAATATGTATGGCACTAGCTGCTCCAGGAATATACTTCAGGAACCGCAGTTCTATTCAATTTCATTGGTAGACACCGCATCACGGCATATCCCAGACCATCTGACATATGTCCAATATCAGTACCGCTATAATTCTCACACTCAGAAGTACCCTCTTTATATGACATAGAGTTTAAATCATTGATCAGATGTTTACACTTAGGATCTATTAATATCCTGACATCGCCTTTAGCGTTGTGCAATGCCGCATTAACAGCTGCCCATCTATTCCTTAGATCAGGATTCTTCTTCGGAAAGAACACTGTCTTATCTTGAAACCTAGAATCATTCTTAATAATAAAGTAGTCACTTCTAGAAGAGGATGTCTTCCTGGAATTTGCAGAAGCATCTCCTACAAATCTCCAACCAGCTTTGTGTCCTATGTACTTATTATAAAGATAGTCTAGAGTCTTGCCTGTGTTAGTATCCTTCAAGAAAACCTCTCCAAATATCAACAACTTGCCGTCAACCAAGTGCCCTAGCATCCAACACATAGGAGATACGTTGAAATCACACCCAACAACAATATCTTTTGTGTCATCGTAATATACATCTGTAACATTTTGCAACCTTTTAAATGCGTGATATATACTACCGCCAGACTCCAGCCATACAGCGTTACACTGTTCCTCGTATGTCTCATCATCCATAACTAACTTAGCCGCTTCTATCTGCTTCGCTGTCCATACATCCGAGCTAGGCCACGTAAAGGACTTAATATCAGGCCCTTCGTTAGCTAATCCCTTCATAAAGAAGTCTCTGAACTCTACTCTACCAATACCCGTCTTCTTCGGTACACCTATGCGCCAGCACCATGCATCATGTGGAGAAAGCATGGGTACAATAGTTCGCTCAAACATGCCTGGCCGTTGATCCGATGATTCGTCAATAACTACGCCATCAGGAGTGATTCCTTCGAGCCTATGGGGCTTATCCATGCCTACCACATAGATCTTAGACCCAAAGATTGTTGATATGCACATCTCGCTCTTATTAATCCCATCTTTAATAAGCCACTCAGGCGGAATCAAGCTTATGATAGGGTACCAAGCTACTTTCTTAGCCTGTGCAAATGTAGGCAAGCAATATACATATGTTGGGTTGTCCCAAGGCTTCTTAAGAGGCAAACTTATAACAATCTTTCTTCGCGCAATCTCAGTCTTACCACTTTGTCGACCACTAACGACAGTCACATACTTAGAGCGGCATTTCCACAGCTCAGCGTGAATAGGGTGGTATCGTAATGTAGTCCAAGTACACATTTATAACTCAGACACGTACTGTATATTAACTGATCCAGCAGCATTCGTAACCATTTTGATATACGTAGGCGTAGATATGGCTGCTGTCAGCACATATACCCTTCCTGCTGCAACTGCCATCGTTACCGCTACTCCAGCCGCATCATACAATGGTAAGAACACGCCACCAGAATTATCAGCAGCATGCACAGTTATAGTTGTAATAGCTGACCCAGTAGGAACTATTAATACACCTTTAGTAATTCCAGAAGTAAACGCTATCTCATCGGTAGTACCTACCGCCGTATTCAAGCTATAAAAGTCATTATAGATCCTGACACCGATCTTAGTTGGCATACATTATACTCCAAAAAGCTAGGCGCAAAGGTGTGAGACATTGCGCCTAGCACCCCATAACGTCGTGGTATACAGAGACAGATATACCACGACCAACACGATACTACGCACCCAATACTTCTTTACAGTCCAACTCATACACTAAAAAGAACTGCTCACCTGTTATAGGTATAAACTTAATCTCAACACGATACTTCTCTGAATTCGGTATCAATGTCTTAGCTAATGGCCACTTAAAGTTATACCCAACAGCGTCCACTGTCCAGATAGGAGCAAGTTCTAACGTATCAAATACCACTGTCACTACGGTTAAGCTTCCGCCGCTAACAAGTGTTCCAGGAATCAATATATCGCGTATAGAATACGTGATAGAAGTGATAGCATCTTGAATAACATATATTCCAAAGTTATCCTTTAGCCGTGCCAATAATGTTGGCCCAGTCTGCTCCCAAACCACAGCTTTACATGCGCGTTGTTGAGGCATCTAATTCACTTCCACAGCTTCATATCCAGCACTATACACTTCATTAACATCTGATCCAGCACTATACACTTCCAATGCTTCTGCGAAATACCTAGCAACTGATTGACCTACAGGAGGGATAAGAAATACATTTGTTCCATTTACTAAGTAAACACCGGCGATAGGGTGAATTACTTCAGTTGTAAATCCACCAATACTACTACCTAGTATTACATATTCCCCTAATCCTGCCGGACATAAGAATTGCTCAAATACCTCCTGCCCAAGTATGATATACTCACCAGTATTAGAACTCGCAACATACACAAAAGACAGACCTTGTCCTTCTGACAAATACTCGCCAGTTGGCATTATGTGCGTATCAACAGTCGCAGCAACTTTCCCATCTACTATATAAACCCCGGCATCTGGGAATAGATAAG